AGGCTCAAGCGATGCAGAAAGTGTCACTATTTCTTTTTATGTAAAAGGTAACGCAAATGCTACTTATGCTCTTGAACTGTATGATTCTCGTAGAGGTAGACACGCATCTCAATTATTTAATGTAACAAGTTCGTGGAATAGAATATCACTAACTTTTACTGGAGACACCTCTGATGCGTTTGATGATGACAATGCCCTTAGTATGTCAATGAGTATTTGGCTTCACGCAGGAAGTAATTATAGTAGTGGTACTATAAATGGAAGTTGGGCTGCGGCTGATAACACTAGAAGAGCGGCAGGTATAACATCTTTTTTTGATAGCACAGACAGAACATTTTTTCTTACTGGAGTGCAAATGGAATTAGGCTCTGTAGCCACACCATTTGAGCATAGGTCATTTGCAGAAGAACTAGAACTTTGTAAAAGGTATTTTTATCAAATAGGTGGGCAAAATCCGTATCAAAATATCATTCATGCAATGTGGATTAGTGCTGATACAGCAGTCGCACCACTTTATCATCGCCCATCACTTAGAGCCACACCTACTATTACTAAACTTCAAAACTATAGCACACTTGGTCACGGAACAGCATCACAAACACTAACCACAGACCAAAATAATCAAAATAATACACAATTTGGTTTTTCAGGTGGGAGTGGTGGAACATCAGGATATGGGATTATTCTTAGAGGTAACAATGATTCAGGTGTGTATATAACTTTTGATGCAGAATTATAGGAAAAAACATGATTATAACTTCAGTTAAATATATGAAAAATATAGAGGGTACTGGAAATTCAGATAGTTTAAGGGCAATCATTGATAATGTTGAAATGCTTGTACCACTAGACCCTGCCAACAGACACTATCAAGCAATCCAAGAATGGGTAGCTGAAGGCAACACAATAGAGGATGCTGATTAGAGGTATTTCCCTTTTTATAAATACTAACAAAGGGGAATATTATGCCATCTCAACAACTTGAGTTGAAATCAGACATTACCAATCTTTTCAAAGACCTAGAGTCTATTGCAAAAGATACTAAAGTCCATGCACCTCATGTTCCCAAGATAGAACAAGCAGACATTACAGAACTATTTTCTGGACTCAATGAAGCACATGAAGAAGCAAAGATTGAGGTTGAGTTACGTTTATCACTAGAAGAAAAAAATAAGTTAGATACATTTACAAATCTAGTAGATACATTTAGTGAAATCACAAAACCAGAGGTAACATGGCCTCCAGAACAACCACCAGAAGAATACGAACAACCGAAACCAGTTGACGAGAGTGCTAAACTGGAAGCACTTGAAGAACTGTTTTCCACACTTATAGAACCAGAACCAGAAGTTCTGGAAAAAGATTCTGATGATATTGTAGTTGATGAGATTAAGGTAGACACAATATCAGAAGAACCTACTTCAGTAGAGAAGACTGCAACTCTGATTGACAAGGTTATTGACAACCTTGACAGCCTAGAGGAAAAGACTGAAATCACAGAAGAAGTCAATCAGATAACAACTCTACGAAAAGAATTTGATAACTTTAGAGCTCTTATCTCACAACAAGTCGCATCATCACAAATGTCTGGTGCTGGTGGTGGTGAAGTTAGACTTGAGTTTATGGATGATGTTGATAGAGATTCAGTAAAAGTAGATGGTAAGTTTCTAAAGTATCAGGCATCTACTGGTAAGTTTATCGGTGCAGATACAGTATCCATAACAGATGAACAACTAGAAGACGTTGTTGGTGCAATGGTAAGTAGTAACACTGAAAGTGGTATTTCAGTTGCTTATGATGATACAAACGGAAAGTTAAATTTTACAGTTGGTACACTTAATCAAGACACAACTGGAAACGCAGCTACAGCAACTATATTAGAAACTGCGAGAACTATTGGTGGTGTGTCATTCAATGGTAGTGCAAATATTGACTTGCCCGGCGTTAATAGTGTTGGTAATCAGAACACAACTGGTTCAGCTGCAACACTAACAAATGCAAGAACTATCGGTGGAGTTTCTTTTGATGGGTCTGCAAATATAAATCTTCCTGGCGTAAATACTTCTGGAAATCAAGACACAAGTGGTAACGCAGCCACAGCAACTGCACTTGCAACTGGAAGAACTATAGGTGGTGTGTCTTTTGATGGAACTGCGAATATAAATCTACCAGGCGTTAACACATCTGGTGATCAAGATACTTCTGGAAATGCAGCTACAGCAACTGCACTTGCAACTGGAAGAACTATCAATGGAACAAGTTTTGATGGGACTGCAAATGTTACTGTAACTGCAGCTGCAGGAACTTTAACTGGTAACACACTTAACTCTGGTGTTACTGCATCAAGTCTTACTTCAGTAGGAACACTTACAACACTTACAGTTGATAATATTGTAGTCAACGGAACAACAATTGGACATACAGACGATACAGATTTAATTACACTTGCAGATGGTTTAGTTACTGTCGCTGGTAACCTTACTGTATCTGGAACAACAACAACTGTCAATCAAACTGTAGTAAATGTAACAGATGCATTTGTATTTGAAGGTGCAAATGCAGATGCACACGAGACAACTTTTAGAGTTGACGAACCAACTGCTGATAGAAAAGCATCTCTACAGGATAAAACAGGAACTATCGCATTACTATCTGGATTTAAACTTGATGGCACAGATGGCTCTGCAAGTAATGCTGGTGATTTTCTAGTTTTAAATACATCTGCTGATGAAAATGATAGGTTATTATTTGAAGATGGTACTTCAGACCCTATCGCTGTTCTCGCATCACATGGTGTTACATTAAAAGGACAGGGTTGGAACGCCTTTCGGTTTGAAAATCCATAAATAGAATAAAAGGATAAAAAATATGGCTATACCTACATCAAAAACAACCTTTAAGAGTTATTGTCTAAGAGCTTTAGGTTTTGGTGTTATTGATATAAATGTATCAGATGACCAAGTAGATGATAGAATAGATGAAGCATTACAATACTTTGCACAATATCATTATGATGGTGTTGAAAAAATGTATCTTAAATATCAGATAACACAAGATGATATTGACAGAGCTGCAAGTAATGATACAACAACTGCAACTGATACAGTTGACAGTAATATTACTGCAACTTTTAAAGAAGGTAAAAACTTTATACCTATGCCATCATCTGTAGTTTCTGTTATACAGATATTTCCATTTGATGACCAGACAACAAACAATATGTTTGACATTCGTTATCAATTACGATTAAATGATTTGTATGATTTCTCATCAACGTCAATTATACATTATCAAATGACAATGCAACAATTAGATTTTCTTTCACACATACTCGTAGGTGAAAAACCTTTACGTTTTAATCAACATCAAAATCGTTTATATATAGATATGGATTTTGCAAATGATATAGATGTTGGTGAGTTTTTGATTATAGAGTGTTATCGTAAAATAGACCCAGCCACATATACAGATATCTTTGATGATATTTATCTAAAAAGATATGCAACTGCACTTATCAAAAGACAATGGGGTGCAAACCTTTCTAAATTTCAAGGAGTTCAGTTGTTAGGTGGTGTTGAAATGAATGGTGAGGCAATATATTCACAAGCACAAGATGAGATAAATAAATTAGAAGAAGAGATTCAGTTAGCATTTGAAACACCAATAGATTATATGGTAGGATAAGATGGCTGTCAATAGTTTTTTTAAAACAAACAATCTTGCGGCTCTAAAGTCAGAACAAAATTTATACAGCGATTTAATCAAAGAAGCAATACAAATCTATGGACATGATGTTTATTATGTAGATAGAACAACTGTTGCAATAGATACTGTTTTAGGTGAAGATTCACTTTCTAAATTTACCACACAACACCCAATAGAAATGTATATAGAAGATGCATCTGGTGGTTTTGCTGGTGAAAAAGAAATAATGACTCAGTTTGGTTTAGAGAATAGAAATGAATTAACTTTTGTTGTAAACAAAAAACGATTTCAAGAGATGGATAGTCAGATTACTCTTGAAGATGCAACCGATACTACAGGTGGTTCTATACAACTTGAGGCTGGTAGTATAGACCAAAGTTCAAACTCATCAACACTAGAAACAGTTACACAAAGTTTTGTCACTATGAATGGAACTGATAGTTCATCTACAAATTCAGATGATAAAATCATGTTAGAAAATGATAATGAGTCTTTTATTTTATCAGAGGAAAGTGGTAGTGAGTTTTATTTAATTATGGATACTGCAACAACAGATGCAGATAGGCCACAAGAAGGTGACTTAATATATACACCAGTTATAAAAAGATTATTTGAAGTAAGTTTTGTAGACCATGATGACCCTTACTACCAATTAGATAATAATCCAGTTTACAAATTAAGATGTAAACAATTTGAGTATAGCCAAGAAGTTCTTGATACAGGCATTTCAGAGATTGATGAAGTTGAAGATGATTTATCAAAGAGTACATCAGAGTATCAATTTACATTAGAACAATCCTCTGCTGTAAATGAAAATGTAAGAATTGATTTAGCAAATAGTGAGGACGGATTACTACTTGAAGAAACAGATGGCGATAATATTCTTATGGAAAATGATGAAACTTCAGTTGGTGAAAATATTCTTCTTGAAAATGAGGCTGATAGTGGTGATAAATCATACTTGATACAAGAAACCTATATAGTAGGTGATGGAAGTACAACTAGTGGAAATCTAGATAAATCTGCACAAAATGAACTTTTTGATCAGCTAGACGATAATGTTTTAGACTTTTCAGAAACAAATCCATTTGGTGATGCTGGGAGTAAAGGATAATGTTAGGACAACAATTTTACCATGAAACAATGCGAAATATCATTGTTGCATTTGGAACACTTTTTAATAATATACATTTGGTTAGAAAAAATAATAGTGGAGTAGTTACACAAACTATGAAAGTTCCACTTGCGTATGGGCCAAAACAAAAATGGTTAACAAGATTAGATGCAGATGCAGACTTGGCAAGTAAAGTTGCAATTACTTTACCACGACTTGGATTTGAAATACAAAATCTTGCATACGACCCATCAAGAAAACTAAATCGTGTTCAAAAATTTAGAAAAGTAAAAAGTGCAACTGATAAGTCAAATAAACTTGACCATCAATATATGCCAGTTCCTTATAATTTAGATATAGAACTGTATGCTATGGCAAAACAATCTGATGATGCATTACAAATAGTTGAACAAATATTACCATACTTTCAACCAGATTATACATTGACAATAAATGATATGGCTGATATGGGTATCAAAAGAGATGTTCCAATAGTTTTGAATAGTGTAAACTACGAAGATAGTTATCGTGGTGATTATGGAGATAGAAGAGCTATAATTTATACATTAGGATTTACGTCTAAATTTTACTTGTATGGGCCTGTAACTTCTAGTAAAGTTATTAAAACAGTTCAAGTTGACCAGTATACTGACATAGAAACAGCTGCACCAAAACGAGAACAAAGATATACAGTTACACCTAATCCTGTAAGTGCAGATGCAGATGATGACTTTGGATTTAGTGAAACAACATCATTCTTTCAAGATGCAAAAGAATTTGATTCATCAACTGGCACAGATAAAACTACTACCAATGATTGATGGATATTTTATGGGTTCTAATGGTTTTTCTTGCTGGTGAGGTTCAAGA